GACCTGTGTTTCCACCTTGGAACAAGCGTCCTGCTAGGGCATACAAGGCTTGTGCTTGTGCATCGTCACGATTACGAGCAATGTCAGCAGGTGACATACCGAGCAGACCCATTGTGTCTGCACCGCTAGTACCAAAAATGTCTAATAGTCCAGCCATATCAATCCCACCAGTTAGAGCCAAGAACAGGTGCTGTTGCGTCAATAGTACCCATATTAGAGCCACCAGTTAGCCAATTAGATGCGCTGTTATACAAGTTGCTAATGCCAGTTGAACCACCTAGATTCTTATACAAGCCACCACCAACAGCAGCCAAACCTAAAGCATTTTGCAAGGTAGATGTATCTGCTGCACCGCTAGTGGTAGAAGATGCTACTCGTCCTAATGGATTTCCATATACCAAAGACAGATAGTTTTGCAAGTTCTGTTGTGGCTGGTTTTGCAAGAAGTTGAACTTAGCAATGTCTGCTTGTTGTTGCTGACCTTGATAACCCTCACGAATCTGACCAGCTTGCAACATATTCTGAATGTCTTGGTAGTCAGCACTTGCCATAGATGGGGCCATGCCCAAGGCTTGCTGTTGACGCTGACGCTCTGCTTCATAGTTCTGGTAAGCCAACTGTCCAGCAGTATTAGCCAATTGCTGACCAAACGCACCAGTTGCTCTATCTTGTAATGAACCCATAGCACCAGAGCCATAGCGTCCTGCAAGACTAGACTTAGATGCAATGTCTCCTAAAGTCTGCTGAAACTGACTTTGAGCAGCTTGAGCAGCAGGTTGGAAAGCACCTTGGAAGAATGGATTTCCACTCAGGAAGTTACCAGAAACTGTGTTCTGGACTTGATTCTGAGCAGCTTGGAGTAATGGGTTACCCAAGGAAGCACGAGCCTCCAAAGCCTGTAAACCAGTTTGTGTTGTAGTGGTAGGACTTACATAAGTCTGACCACCATAGTATTGTGGGCCTCCACCCTGATACGCTTGCTGCGCTTGTTGTAGACCATATGTCAAATATGGTTGTATCGTTGGGTCAATCGCTGATGTGGTAGTAGTCGCCATGTTTTACTCCTAGAGTTTCGGATTCCATAGCGGGTCATCCACGGAATCCATTTTAATCAAAATTTGTTAGAAATCAACCAATAATTGCATATCTATAGGTCTTATTTGCCGTTGAATTTGCAAAGTGGGTAATCGTTGCTGTACCTTGTCCCTGTGAACTAGCGTAGATGTTTGTTGAGGCAGCAAGTGACACTAAGTTAACAGTCGCTATTACAGATGGTGTAATTGGTCTTGTAGGGCTTGTTCCAGCAGCGTAATGCTCAATCATTGCACCTGTATCTGATGCTCTCCACATCAACTGAATATAGTCATTGGCTGCCAAATCTGCGTAAAAGTTCATTGCTCCAATTAAGTGAAATGGGTCACCAGATGCTTTTCTTGGTGCTAAACCAAATTTGCTATTTGATGCAGCTATATCTGTTCCATTCTTTCTAAACCAAATGTCCACATCTTGCGAGTCATTTGTTGTGTTTTTCAGTTGAATAGAAAACTGTATGTTATAGATACCTGCAACTTTTACATTTAACCTAGAACTGTTTGATAAAGTAACTCCATTAGAGAAGTCTGTTGTATCAAAAGTAATAGGATAGGCAGTCGTTGTATTAGCTACAGTTTGGTCTGTTCCATCTTGGAACGCACCATAAGGCGCAGAATCAGCAAAAGCAGCAGCAGAGGCAGGGACAAAGACAATTACGCTGTCTGGGCCTATCCTTCTGTCCACCAAAGTGGTAGTAGTTGCACCACCAGTCGCTAGAGTAATCGTCCCTGTGTTATTGGTCTTGCCATTCATTATGTTGTTGACAATCTCAGCAACAAACCTCTGGTCACCACCAAAAACAGGAAGTGTTCTAAACATCAGCGAACTCCCTGACCAACAATGTCAATGTCTACAGCTACAGCAGCATCCCAATTAGAGCCTGTTGGTTGAACACGAATCCTGTGGTAACGCCCACCAGAACGCAATGAACAACGATTCTCAGAATCAGCAGCTACAGCAGTACCAAAGTTAACTGACTGGCTTAACAACGCACGAGAAGCCACAGAAACATTAGCAGAACCACCATCTACTTGAGGACGAGCCAATGTAACGATTGATTGACCACCAAGGTCAATGTCACCTGTCTGTAGATCAGCACTCAGGTTTGGCCCTGTGTAAGTCATTATCTTGTTGCCAAAAGTGCCACCCAAGAAATACTTACCACCCACATACAAACGAGAGTCAAGAGAAGTAATCAGCGCATCAATAGATGAGTTAATGCTATCCAACTGCTCAAGCGTCACATTGGCACTAGAGGCTTCTGAAATGTAGTCAGTACCTGCATCCCCATAAGTCCAACGCTTTGTGGAGAAGTTATAAATCAACAATTTTCTGTCACCACTTGTTGATACATAGTTCCACAAAACAAGTTTGCGAATTGGGTCAACAGCAGAACTCATTGTTGTGTAGTCAGATTCAGAAGCGTCATCCAAGAAAAACTTATCAATCTTTTCAGCACCAATTGGAATAACATTCTGTCCATCACACATATAGAAACCATCATCCGATAGGAAGAATGTGATTCCTTGATACTGTGCAATAGAGCCAGCTACCATACATCCCTTGTTACGAGAGATATTGTCAAACTGGAAAATAAAAGGAGTACCAACATAGGTCATTCGGTGAATGGCTCTCTCCAAAAAGATCAAGCCAAACTCACCACCACGGATACCTACAATTTGTCCACCATCAGGAATGTCTTGATAGTCAGCCTGACTTGTCGCAGATGTTGTCCAATTAGTCTCATTGTTAATGTCAGACCATCTCACTCTATATTGCTCTTGAGCAGATGATTCGTAAGTATTAGCAGCAACAACAAAGTCACGCACAACAGTTACATATTTAGCAATAGGTGCATCAGCAGATAAGTTAGCAAATGCTGTAGAACTACCAAGAGTCCATGACTGAAGTTTCTCAGCGTTATTAGCAAAGATCACTCGTTTGCCAAACTGTGTAAACCTTGGACGCTCACTAGATGTATAACCAGTATTGACTTGAGTCAATGCACCAACACCATCACAGGTGTAGACCTTTGTGAAACCAGCAGTAAACAATTGTGTTGTGCTGTCTGGATTCTTTGCAGCGTACAGAGATAAAAGATTCTCAGTAGCAGAACCAGAAAACGACACAGCAGAGGGAATAGGCCCGTACCCAATAGCGGAAGAAACAACATTCTTTGCTTCCATCAAAGCACCAGAGATACCTGACTGGTCAGGCATCCACTCACCAAATGCTATTCTTTGTGTAGGCATATTAGATATATGTTGTTTGCATTGCCAAAGGAACGCCTGAGAACTGACCCTTCTCATCAGAACGAGTCAATGAACCCATTGCACGATCAAACATAGTTCCCCATGTGTTAATACGAACATCATTCATCAAGTAAGGCTCTGCTTCTAGCAAAGACGCATACAAAAGCAAATCAGGACAAGTAGTCAAGAATGTGTTTGATGTGTTTGAGTCACTCAGATACGGAGGCGCAGAAGAATAAACCAAATTCAATGTGTAATTAGAATCAGGAATAGGTGCTAACTTCAATGTGCTTGCCAAGACTGTGTAGTCCAATGGCTTGCCAGCATCCATGCTTCTGGAGTTACGAGAAAATAATGATGGAGATTGATAGTTTAATGGCATCACAGGATTACCATTAACTACAAAATCTTTTACTTCCAAGAAGTCAGATGGGATACTGACTGTTGCTGTACCTGATGTGCAGGTAAGCGTAGTTGAATTCAACATCTGGCGAATACGCAAGTCTCTACGCAAACGAATCTCTGCCAAACGGATAAAGTCTGGAATCTGTGTAGTCAGGTCTGAACGAGCCAAATACCCTGCGATAGTTGTTTGTAGTTCAGCATAGGTAGTAAAACTCATACAACTCCTGTTCTAGTGCGCCATGCACGATTCAATGGGTCATTCAGAAAAGCTGCAAACCGCTTTTCATCTAAAACAGCATAACCACGCATGATGCCTTGTTTGTTTAGGTCATCAATCACAGTCAAAGGAATAGATGCAACCTTATTGCCAAACAGTTGGTCAGACCATCTTGCTCGTTCATCAAAAGAGTTATATTCTTTTTTGTTTTGCTCAATAATGTCAGATACATCTTGACGAGTCTGGATAACAATTCCACCCTCACCATCAGCATGAACAGCAGTTTCTCGAATGTTTGTCATAGTTCGATTCTATCAGTTTGACTAGAAAAGAAAATGCCCCAGAGGATTAGTCTGAGGCATTTTTTAGGTTACACCAGATTAAGGTGTCAAGTCAGCAATAATGCCGTGTGCAGCTTGGTTTTTAACTTCCAAGGTGTACTCAGCCAACAACTGTGTGCTTTCGTTGTCACCAGTCACAGCCAACTCGTTGGTCTGGAAAGGACGCAGATAAGCAATAGCAGCCATGTCGGGGTCAAGCACAAATGCTGTCTCATCGCATGAGTTGGTAGAAGTCATAAAGCGGTTGGGGACAACAGAAATTGTACCGAAGTCGCTCATATAAACATCGGCCGCGGCCACGATTGTGGTTGGGCTATTAGATGGAGCCATGAAACGCTGAGCAGCGATACCAGCAAAAGCTGAAACCACTTGCTTGTGTGCAGGGTTGACCATCAACACTTTGGGGTTGCCACCAGAAGCGTAAACGCTCTTAACAACAGATTGCAACAAGGCTTCTGTGAAAGTGCGGTTTGTGCCGTTTACACGAGCAGTTGTACCCAAAGAACCAGCAACACCATCAGTACCGCCAGAGTAGTTGCTGTTCAACCATGCTTGCAGACCACCCAATTTACGAGCAGTAGAGGAGTCACCATTAGAAGCAATCTGGTTGCTCAGAACGGAAGTCTCCATGTCTCGCTTAATTTCGGCCGATGCTTTAGCCAGTTGATAGGCTTTTTCAGATTTACGGCCTGCCTTATCAACAGACTGCAAAGTGCCAGAAATCTTGATTGTTTTCTGTGCGATCTGAGTGCGGTTACCAACACGAGTTGTTGGAGACATAGTGGCATCAGATGCCGTGGCCCCTTCAACAGCGAAATTTGATAAAGTCGCGGCCGCTAACGAATCCGTTTGCCACTCATGGTAAACAGCAGTAGCTTTGGTTTTACCTACAGACGAAAAAAATGGTGTGTCTGTTGGTGAGATGTTATAGATAACATCGGAAAGGTCTTCACGCTGACCAATAGCGGTATAGGTTTGATAGGTAGCCATTTAAAACTCCAAAAATTAAAAGAATCGTTCAAATGCTTTGGCAGCGTCTGTGACTTTACCAGTCTCACGCAACCTCTGCATAACCTGTTTGTCTTGTGAGTTCCTTGTAGGAGGCGCAGAAGTCCCAGAACGCATCATCTTAGGGGCAGCTTGGAGTTTCTTGGTTAACTCAGGCTTACTCTTTTGAAGTTGCTCATACTTCATTGCTTTATACAAAGAAACCACAGCACGAGAGTCATATACGGAACTGAGTTCTTGGTCAGTCCATCCAACAGATTTCGCATAGTCACGGATTTGTTTCCGAACCGCATCACCCTGTGGAGTGGATAACTCAGGAATCAGACTAACTAACTTTTCAGATTCTTGACGGAGATGGTTTTGCAAAGAGGCTTGTTGCTCGGCTTGTTGCTGTTGTGCAATGCGCTGCTGTTCTTGCCTTACTACTGCTAACTGCTTCTCACGCTGATTCTGTTCAGCTACCGCTACCGCATAACCGATAGGGTCTGTTTCCTTTAGAACATCTAAGTCCACACCCTTATTTTGCTGCGTAAGGAAGCTATCCAACGCTTGCAACTTCTGGGCATAT